TGAGGCATAGCCTTCGAAAACCCCGTCATGGTCTGGCTCCCGCTTCAATTCGAAATTGGCGTTTTTAAACTTCATCTTTGGGTGCCTCCGGGGCAGGTGTTTCAGTGTGTCCTCGGCGACTGGCGCGAAGATCGGCCATGAGCATGGAGCCGGTAGCGGCATCTTCGAGGTCTGGCAGGCCCTTAAGCCGCCGAGCCTCGTTAACGGTGAGTTCGTCAGACGAGTCTACCATTTCCCACATGCCACGCCGTTTCTCGGCGAGAGCTTCGATTGAGTCTAGGTCGGGGACGATCTCGGCGTCGAAGTAGGGGCTGAGCCACTTGTTAAGGTCGGTGAGCAAGAAGGCGACGAAGGGGACGATGGTGTCCTCGTAGAAACCGAGCCGCGCCTCGCGGTAGTTGGCGAAAGTATTGTCGCCGGGGATGTTGAGCAGGAGTGGGGGTACACCAAAGGCGAGGGAAATGTCACGGGCTGCGCTATCCTTAACCGCGTCGATTGACATATCCTCGGGCGAGAGGCCCATCTCTTTCCAGTCAAGCCCGCCCTCAAGCAGCATTGGGCGTCCCGCGTTGGAGCCGCCGGAGTATTGCTCGTCGATTTGTGCCTTAAGACGGGCGATTTGGTCATCGCTGAGGGAGGTTTCGGAGTCAACTACGAGGGCGCCGGAAGGCCGCGCGCTGTTTTGGAGCAGGGATTGCATCCATCGCATCGCCTCATTGTGCTGGTCGATGGCGTATGAGGCGGGTTTGAAGGAACTCATCCCTGACCAGTCGTTGAGAGGGTCGAATAGGCGAGTGTGGTTGATGTCTGAGTCGCCAGTCATGGGGTCAGCGGCGAAAGTCCGTTTCTCGCCGTTTAGTTTGTAGACGAAACCAGCGGGCAGGCCGGTGCGGCTCGGTAAGATGTCAACGCGGTCTGACCGGAGTACCCAAAGCTCCTTAATCGCTTCGTTGATGACGAACCGCTCGTCGTAGAGGTTCCCGGAGAGGAAGAGGTTGATGATCCGCGCCCTCCACCAAGCTGGACCCGACTGGAGTGGGTTTGGCTGGCGGATAAGCGCGAGGATCGGATGTTCGTCAAGCACGGTTGAGCCTGTTTTGGCCTGCCACCGGATCGTGGCGACTGCGTTGACGATTTTATTGATGGCTTGGTAGGCGATTACGTTCTGCGCATAGCCCTCATTGGCATAGGGGACGTAGCCGGGCGAGGTCCACACGGGCTGACCGGGGGTGGTCATGTGGAGTTGGTAAGCCCGGCTGACCTTCTCCTCGGAGGGTTTAGGCTGAAACAGGCGGGTAAAGATACTCATAATGCACGGATCATAGGTTGCGCCTTAAAGCGGATGAGGGGTTCTAGTGCGTAGCGGAGGGAGTCGATACCGTGATTGTACGCATCTACGGGGATCGGAAGTATGTCTCCGCTCTTTTTATCTACCTTATAGCGGTATTTGCAGAACTCTTCATAGATTGCTGTGGCCTCGGGGTGGATGTAGATGTTTTTGAAGGACTTGATGAACTCGATGCCGTCTTCGACCGAGCCGCGCCCTTTCTTGCAGCCCACGATGGCTGGCATACCGTGGCGGCGGAGGTAGGAGATACTTTCGGGCCGTGCGTTGTCCGCGCGGACGGTGTGGAGGGCTATTCGGGGTATCGCGCGGGTAAGTGCGGAGACAGTATGGTCCAACTCTAGCCCCGCCTGCGAAAAATCACGGCGGATGTAGAGGTCATCCTCAAAGATGTAGGATTGTGTAGCAGCGGTGGGGTCTGTGCCGAAGCCGAAATCGAGGCCGTGGTAGGGTCCGTGCCACTCGGAGGTCGGCTCGAAGTGCATTTTCTCGTAGTGGCCCTTGAAGATTTGGGCCTCGGTTAGCTCGTAGAACTCGCCTTCCCACACGTGAGAATAGGTATCGGGGCGGTAGCGGAGGTCGTTCAGGCGTTCTTCCTCGAGCACGGCGGGGAACCACGGGTTATCGTTGTGGTTTATCTCGGTGATTTTCATATTGTCGGCCACATTCGCGCGAAATCGCTGGTGAGTGGCGGAGTTTTCGCTGCCGGGGTTCCAAGTCACCCAAATCTCAGACTGCCACCACTTCTCGGCGGAGTCGTCTTCTGAGCGGACGGTTGGAGTAAGGATTGACCACCCGGCGTCAGGAACTTCCTCACCCTCGTCCACCCACGCGCGGAGGATGCGGGCTTTAGACTTCACGCCCTCGAGATTGTTGCGCAGGCCGGTAAATGCGTAGCGAATGCGGCCATCTCGGGAACGGATGTACTTTTCGCCGATGTCGTAGTAGTCGTCGAGCCACGGGATTGAGCGAATAGCGGCCTTGACCTCCTGCATCGAACTTTCGTCGAGGGAGTTTAGGTGTTCACGGGCGCAGAGAATAACGCCGGAAACGCCAGCGCGTCCAAGCCGGTAGCCGTCTACGGCTGTCATGAGGGCGAAGGAGCGGGTCTTACCGGAGCCGCGACCGCCGTAAGCGCCTCGGTAGCGTGCGCGACCGGCGAAGATGGGGAGTAGTTTCGGTGGGAGGGGAAGCCGGGCGGTAGTGCTCAATCTTCCCCTCCCGCCTCGGGAGCCACCAGTTCAATGCGGGTTGGCGCAGCCACTCTGCCGCTATCCCCTGCCGACCGATCCACCATATCGGTCGTGATGCTGAGTAGCTCCCGGTTCGAGAACTTGGCTGGGTCATCTTCAAGGCGATCCCGCAGCTCAAGTATAGCGTCGCGGCTGAGGCCGGACATGTGGTCAAGGACGCCAGCGAACTCGCGGTCTACTTCCGAGCGGTAAAGCGCGAGAAGTTCGCCGAAAGCCGGGCTGGCCTTGATTACGGACACCCGCGAGGGGGTGTAGTTGAGGGCAATCGCCGCCTCACCTTCGGGCGTACCAGCCGCGAGAAGACGGGCTAGGGCGTGATGCCGGTCAGTAATGCGCTGGAGTGTCGGGGCCGAGGTGTTCCGGGGCACGGTGGCGAGCAGTTCCATGTCGGCGTCGTTCACCTCGCGAGAGACAATCACGGAAAGGGGCCTCGCGGGCCGCCCGGCGCCTATCTTGACAATGTTGAGGTCGAGTGACATATGGCCCATCCCAGCTAAAGACGATGAAAGTTGTCACAGCTTACCATGTGCCTCGGAGGCTTGTCAAGGGCGCTAACGGAAGGTGCGTAAAAGGTATGGCTGGAGTTTACCAAAATGAAATTGGAGTGCTTATATGGGGCCGCGAGAAAATACCACTTTTTGGTGTGAGAAATTTGCCAGGGCAACCTATGGGTGAGTTGCCCTGGCAGGGGAGCACAGGAATGTTAGCCCATGGCGTCGCAGATAACGGCGAAGGCGATGGCCGACTCGTGCGCGTCGCTGTCCAGATGACGGGCAATGTCATCGGACTCTAGTGCGTCAATTGCCGCGTCAATCAAGCGATCAAGTTCGGCAATGGTCAGGGTATCAAGGTCAAGCATTAGGCCGTGCCTGCGATAAGAGCAGCAAGTTCCGGTGACATGTCAGACTCGTTCGGATCAATGACCAGATTGGATTTTTCCACGTCATGATCACGATCACGGACGGCTTGCGCCATCACGGTGGCGTCCTGTTCCGCAATTTGCATGGCAAGCAGGTCCTTTGCCTTCGCTGGTTTGGTGTCATTGATTGCTTTGGCAAACGCGATAAATTTGGATGGCGCGCCAGTCTGGGAACCAATCAAAAGAATGTATTTGCGCGCATAGACTGCAAGCGGATTAACCATGATCTTGGGCGTAGGCGTAGATTGCAACGTTCCATCATGTGCCTTAGCCATGATTGCAGCAAGTTCCTTAGCATCATCCCAAAGGTTTGGCGTGCCTTCTTCTTTGGCGGCGTTTGCGGCGTTTGCGGCCGGTGTGTTAAGCTTGTTTACAATGTGCTGATGGCCATACGCTTGGACCATGTGTTGCAACGTACTTGTGTGCAGCGTCAAGAAATCAATCGCAACCGTCTGTCCCCGCGTAGTGAAGACGTGTGGCTGAGTCCCCAAGAGCCATTCCGTCAGCACCTTGGCGTTTGTTTCGCGTTCTGTTTCGGGCGCGATGTGGCAAGCTTTAATCGCGGCGTTATGCGCCGCCAGTTTGATTTCGGCTTTTTGTGCATCGGTAAGATTGGACATTGTAAGTATCTTTCAATTATGGCCCCTGGCAGAATTGCCGTTTGGCCGGTTCGTGTCGTGTCGTTCCATAGATGTAAGCTGCATTGCCAGCCTTTCAAGGTCACCGCGGCATTTTATTTCATTTTATTTTTTGCAAGTATTTAGCCGCTCGGCTCTTGTAACGAGTCCTTGGCGTTCCTATATATTAAGCGAGGCCGGGTTTTTAATCCCGCAACCGTGAACGTTGGCGCTTTCCACCTTGCGCGGATGTAACGAGGATTTACTTAACATGAGTATGGTGTGTGTGCTTATCATCCGCCCGCGCCGGTCGGGGATAGTAAGTGTACCTATCATAAGCTTGCCTATCATAAGCTTACCTATCATATGCCTCCCTATCATCAGTATGCTTATCATAGGCATACTTATCATAGGCATACTTATCATCCGCGAGGCAGATTTTTGCCGAGACGATTCCGCCGTGAGAATATCCGACGTGGGAATACGAGACAGACTTGCCGTGAGAATATCCGCTAGGGGAATATGAGTGCCGCAGGAATAGCGCAGCCTTCTTTCGCGGGTATCCGACGAGGGGCGGGTGCCGTGAGAAAATCGCAGCCTTGTGCCGCAGGAATAGGGGCCGACGAAAGGTTTTGGCGAGAAGAATCTGCCAGGGGAATTAGGGCGGCAGCTCACTTTCGCGGGTATCTGGCGGAATTTCTTTTGGTGCTAGGTAGGGGGCTGTAGGAATCTCCTTGGTGCCCGTTTTGGCATGTCTGCGGGGCCGGAAAGGTATGGCAACTTGCGAAAGGGGATCAGCCATACCTAGCGCCATACCCGGCTCAACCAACTTACAATCTGACTAAGAATTTCGTCGGCTCTGGGCGAGTGGATTTCTTTACGAGTGGCACCCACTTTTGGCCTTTTTCGCCCAATTTCGGCCTTTCTAGCTTGCGCTTGAGTCTTATCTTCGCTTCCTTTCGCTTCGCCTCCTGTCTTTCTTTCTTTACTAACTTTTTTTTTTTTTTT